AGGTTATTTCTTTTTATCTTCTTTATTTAACATTGCTTGTTTTATTAAATCATTTAACTTTTTATTATCCATTATCTCACCTTCATCATTTTTTGAATTATCTGATTTATCCTCTTCTTTTGGTGATGGCTCACTTTCTATATCATCATATCCCAAATCCTTTCTTAGAGTCTTATAGAATTTCTCTAATTCAGTTCTTTGTCCACTTAAAAATTTAGCATTTTCTCTAATTTGTCCGATTGTTTGATTTACAACCTCATGCATTCTAGCCGAATTATCACCATTGTCAACTTGTCTTAGTTGATTTAGAAAGTTTTTTCTAGTCATTTTGGCAAGGAATAATCCTTCAGCATAAACCATTGCATCTTCTTTCATCTTGTTTGATATATAAGAATGGTCTTTTAATTTTGGAACATCTCCTAAGTAAAGGTCTACCAGAGATTCCAATACACCAGTAGATTGTTCGTTTACACTATCTAAATCTGATTCGTAGTCATATATTGCGATTTCACCTAAGTCTGGTAGATCTTCTGGTTTAGCTAAATGCATAGATAAATCAAAATTCATAGATTCTGATTGTATCTGTTCAAATTCATCCTTTATTCTATTTTTTTCTTTATCCGATTTCGACATCTTTATTTTTTATTTTTTCTTTTTCTAAAAAATCTTTAATGATTTTATCCATTAATTTTGATTTATTTATATAATTATCATTACAATAACTCTCAAATTGATTATAAGTTTCTATATCAACGGAAAATCCAACTTTAGCTTTTTTTATTCCCCTTTTCATTATGTATATATTAGTTGTAAAAAGTGTATTTTTTCTACTTTTTCCATTTAATATATATAAATAAAAAATTAGAAAAATGTCAAAACAAAAGCACGATGAAGAAGAAGAAAGACAAATGGTCTTTACGACTAAACTCGTTGATGATGCTACTGATAAGATAAATGATGGTATTGTTCTTAAAAGATACCAAAATCCTTGGTTAAAGGGAGAAGTTGGTATTAAAAGATCAGGTGTTTCATTTAGAATGATTCCTGATGAACAACAGGAGTATATTAGATGTGCTATTGATATACATTATTTTACAGAACAATATTGCAAAACTAAAAGAGAAGATGGTAGTGTTGGTGAAATCAGACTACGTGATTATCAAGAAGAAATATTAGATAATTTTGTTCAAAATAGATTTAATATCCTAATGGCTAGTAGACAGGTGGGTAAGACGGTATCATCTGCAATTTTCATATTACATACTATACTTTTCAATAATGATAAAAATGTCATGATAGTTGCCAACAAAGGTGACACTGCTGTTGAGATTGTTGATAAAGTAAAATCAATTTATACTTTACTTCCATTCTTTTTAAAACCGGGTGTTAAAACTTGGAATCAAAAATCATTAACATTTGAGAATGGTTGTAGAATTAAAACATCTGCAAGAACAAAGACACCAGCAATCGGGTTTACCATTGATCTTCTTTACTTAGATGAGTTTGCACATATACCATCTAATATAATCGAACCTTATTATACTGCCGCTTTCCCAACTGTATCAGCTGTTCAAAACTCTAAAATTATTATAACATCCACGCCAAATGGTATGAATTTATTTCATAAGTTATTAACAGATGCTGAAAGACCAGATGGAGATCCACAGAGAAACAACTATAAACCTATGAGAGTTTATTGGTATCAAGTTCCCGGTCGTTTTGTTACTTATATAAGATTAAATGCTCATAAAATGTATGAGTTTGGAGTTAAACCTGATTATATTTTTAATTTGGTTAAAGAGAATTGGGGTGATATTACAAAAGTTGATATGAGTTTTAATTTAGATCAACAAAAGGATGTTATACATATTTATAATAATGATAAATGTTCTCAAGAAGATGTTAAGAGTTTGCAATTTGAAGATAAAGATGGTAGGTGGAATTCTATATTGGCTATATCAGAAATAACAACCTGGAAAGATGAGGCTGTAAAAGATATTGGTGGTGAAGACGCTTTTAATCAGGAATATGATTTAAGATTTATAAATGGAAGTAGATCATTATTATCGGAAGAAATAATAGATGAGATATTAAAATCTAAAAAGAATTATATTTATGAAGAATTGGATGAGTTTAAGAGATTAAAATTCAACTATGGAGATTTGAAATGGATTGATTGTGATGATACTTATATTCCTATCAATCGAAAAGATTATAGAATTGTGATATCAGTCGATATATCAGAGGGTCTTGGTCAGGATTATTCAATTATTAACATATTTAAAGTTTCTAAGAAGCCTATTGAACTAATTGAAGAACAAAGATTTAAATATAAATCAATAGTCGATTTCTTTAGGTTAGAACAAATCGGAATTTATAGAAATAACTTTATTTCGGTTAAACAATTGGCGGAGTTATTATATTTAATAGTTTTTGAATACTTTAATCCAGAAAATGTTAAGGTAGTATTGGAGTTAAATAATTATGGTAACACTTTATTAGCAGAGATGCCACATGTATTTGATGGTAATAATAATTATGGCTCATCTGTTTTTGTTAGATATAAACATAGAATAGATTCAAATGAGGAGAAGATAGGATTGAAAGTCGGTGATAATAAAAATATGATGGTTAAAGATTATCAAGATTTAATGCAAACAGGTGGTATATTTATAACAAATGAGGATAATGCTAGAGAAATAACTACTTTTGTTAAACATGTCACATCTTCTGGTAATATTAGATATGCTGCTGATGGTAGTGGTAATGATGATACTGTAATGACTCTTGTAAACATGACTAGTATCTTTAGTAAACCAGAATTTAAAGAGTTTGTAGAAGATTTTGGAAATAATGATAAAACATTTATGGATTATGTTAATAAATGTATGAATGAATCTGACTTTGTTGAGAGTTTAGATTATGGTCAAATTTTAAGAGCTAGAAGACAATTCATGAATAGACCAAAACCAAATTGGAATAATAATATTAATTGGTTTGGTCAAAATAAATAACCACTCAATATGAGTGGTTATATTAATTAGCTTCCATTGTTACTGAAAGACCAGCATTTTGTAATTTTTCTTTCATTTCTGAAATAGTATCGTAGTCTCCATATTTAACGTCACAAACACCATTGTGGTGTACAATAAATGCACATTGATTTGCTTGTTCATGTTCATGTTTACAAATTTTCATCAAACAGGTAATTACCCAATCGAAACTATTAAAATCATCATTATGTAAATCCAATCTATATGGTTTAGAAAGTATCTCTTCTACTTGAGATTCTACTTGTTCTTTTGTTTTTGCCATAGCTTTTTATTTTTATATATTTATTATATACTTTTCGGTTAGAATGTTTTTTCTGTTTTATTTACAACATCAATAATAGTTATTTTTATATTTTGATTTTTAGCCCATTTTTCAAACTCTACTAAATGTTCTTCTCGATCATCGAGCATTATAAATTCTTCAACACCAAGAAATTGTATTTTTTGTTCAAAAAGTTTTGTCTTAAATTTTAAAGTATCTCCTCCCCAATTTAAGTGAACTTCATCAAACTCAATATTATTCTCTTCTAATATTTTATTTACATTATCACTCATGCCTTCAACTTTTTTAAGTCGACCGGTTGCTAAAATTATATAATTTTCACTATCTTCATCATTATACTTTAAAAAATGATTATACACCCAATCGTTTTTTGGTATTTCAAATATTTCTAAATCTAAAGTTTCTGATTTACCCCACCAACCTCTATGTGGCCAAACTTTTCCAGTTTTTTCTAAAAAAATATCTTTACCCAATTCTGGTTCGGGTGTGAAGAATAGAGTTTTGTCAAAATCAAATGATATTAATTTTTTGTATTTCATATAGCAAAGATAATATATTTTTATATATAAAAAAAATAATTAATGTTTATGCTGTTTAATAAATTAAATACATTTTTGATAGGGACTATATTGGTTATGTCTGTTATTATTTTCTTTTTATTCAAATTATATAAAACTGAGAGAGAAGATAGAGTTAGATATAATAATAATATGATTTCTCTAATAGAGAGTAAAAATAGACAACAGATTCTAACAGTGAATGAGTTGAAGAGATTGTATCCAAAATATGACTCAATTGCTAAAGAACTTAAAATAAAAACAAAGTTTATAACAAATGTTATTGAAACTAGATATGATTTTAAGGATACTCTAATAACTAGTACTATTATTAAAAAGGATAGTTTAAGTGAAAAATCATATTTTAATTTAAAGGAAAAGTGTTATAATTTAAGCGGTTATATAAAGTCTGATTCTATTTCTTTTACCAAAAAAGAGTTCAATGATAAATTGACTACTTTTTTATATAAAGATTGGGAGAAGAAATACTTATGGGGATTAATAAAACTAAGGCCTTATTATAATATTAAGGTTTGGAGTGAATGTATGAGAGATACAATTGGTGTTGAAAATAATATAAAAATAAAAGAGTGATATTGAAAAAAAATGATATTTTTTTATTAATATATACTCTATAAAAAATTAAAATAAATATGAAATACGTTAGAACATTTGAATCATATAAGAGTTTAAAAGTTGAATTATCAAAAGTTAATGAAAGCGCTCTTATTGATGCAGTAAAAGAATCTGTTTTACAAGTTGGAGATACTTATAAAGTTAGATCTATGGTTGATATTCCACAGTCACTTATTAATTCTTATGTTAAAAAAGTTAAAGATTCAACTGGTAAAAACCTTCGTCAATTTTTTGGTGATGTTGAAATAGCTGAAGAATTATTAAAATATATCACTTTAACTGGTTTAGATTTAGAAAAAATTCCAGGAAACGCTCTTATGGGTGGTGCACAAGGTCAAGGACAAGCTCAACCACAAGTTCAAGTTGATACACAATCCGAAGCTCAACCACAAGCTGAGACACAAGCTCAACCACAAGATCAAGTACAGGATGGTGAGTTTGAAGAACCACAAGCTCAACCACAAGGACAAGCTCAATCACAAGGACAAGCTCAACCACAAGGACAAGCTCAACCACAAGGACAAGCTCAACCACAAGGACAAGATCAATCACAAGGACAAGCTCAATCACAAGAAGATGAGGAAAATGAAGAAGAATTACCAGCATAATTAAAAATTAAAATATAAAAAACCCATCTGTAAAATGATGGGTTTTTTGTTTTAATATATAGTATATGGAGTATTTAAAACTATTTGAAAAATTTAAAGAATTGGAATTTATACACACAGAAACATATAAAGAATATGTTAAAAACAAATTTAAACCCTATTCTATAGACTATCACTTAGATAGAAGATTTCATTTTAAAAAACTAAAAGACTCATCGTCTAATAAAGATGATATAATCAATTTTGATAAAGAAATAAAGGCTATTGACTTTATATTATCAAAACACTTTTAAAAAATAATTTAAGAAAATGTCGTATGAATGGTTAAAATCCGAATCTGGACCAAAGATCTTAGTCGAAGCAGTTAAACTACTCGGAACTAAAGAATCTGTTGGTAATGCAAATAACCCACTTATTTTGGAATGGTCTAAAAAATTAGGTCTACAAAAAGTATATACCAATGATGCTATTCCTTGGTGTGGTTTATTTATTGGATATGTTGTTAAAATGGCCGGTAAAGATGTTGTTAAGAATCCTCTATATGCTCTTAATTGGGCTACATGGGGAAATCCTATTGATAAACCAGAACTTGGTGATATACTTACATTCAAAAGAGATGGTGGTGGTCACGTTGGTATCTATGTTGGTGAAGATAATGATTTTTATCACGTATTAGGTGGTAATCAAGGTGATGCTGTTACTGTTAGTAGAATTGCTAAAACTCGATTATATAGAGCTAGAAGAACACAGTGGTCAATTGCTCAACCAAAAAATGTACGTAGAGTTTTTCTTGAAGCTAAGGGTGAAATAACTACAAATGAGAAATAATATATAGTTTATGAAGTTTATTAAATTTTTTGAAAACTTTGAAAGTACTTATACATTAGGTGATGTTCTTTTTGACGCATATGAAATTAATTATGTATTAGATGAGCAGAATATAATAGCTTACTATTCATTTGCTATTTATAGTGATTGGAATTCTAATTTGGTTACACATCAAATTGGAACAACTGATCCTGAAAATAGTGACTCTTTGATTAATAAGTTAGAACAATTTGTAAATCCAGTTACTAGCCTTAAAGTCCTATTGAAAAGAGAATTTGGTATAGGTGATATGATAACAATTAGTTTCTTTGATAATAGTGTTAATAAATATAAACAAGTTGAAGATATAAATGACAATAATCAATTTAAATTTAACTCATATTTTAATCTCTTAAAAGATCATTTAGAACCATTTGATGGATTATCAATAGAGATGAAACCACATAAACTTTATACATCTTCAGCACCAGTGCTTACAATAATAATTAAAAAGATAAAATGAGATACTTAAAGACATTTGAAAGTCATTCGACTAAAGACATATTGATTATCGTTGATGTTCAAAAATCATTTCATGATTTTTTTACAGATAACTATCTTAAAGAACTCAAAGATTATTGCAAAAAGTTTAGCAAAGTTTATCAGATTTGGGATAATCACCATCTTGGTAAAAATGTTGATAAAGATTATCTATATGATAGAGATCCTGAGGAAGAAGATACAAATGATTTATATGAATTTCCAAATCAAGTTGATTTAATTGAGAAGAGATATAACTATGATGTTACTGTTGACTTTTATAAACCTGTTTTAGATGAATCTGAATATGAAGAAATAAAAAGGAAAGAAGATGGTGGTGAATTGAATAGAGGTGATTTCTTTCACACCAATGAGGGAACTATTATAGTTTATATTGGAAATAATCACAGATGGCACCATCTACCCAAAAAACTTTATGATCTTTTTATGGAGATAACAGAGGCTCAGGTAGAAGATAATATATCAGTTACGATTGTTGGTGGTGCTGATGGTGAGTGTATAACAGATATTGAGGTTGCTGCTAAATCACTTGGTGTTAATTTTAAAAGTGATGATAGATATATTTATAGTGCTAAAAATTGTCCTATAAAATAAAAATAAAAATAGCTAATATGCCATCAAAGAGTAAACAACAATTTAGATATATTTGGGCTATGAGAAATAAATATAAGTCTAAGAAAAAGGCTCCTAAAAATATGAAGTGGGTATTTAATAAGGAATGGACAGATAATATCAAATATAAAGATTTACCAAAAAAAGTTAAAGAAAATCACATACAAGATTTTATATCATTTATAAATGAGATTTACTTTAAATTATGATACTATAATATAAAGTTCTATATCTTTTATAGAGAAGTTAATTTCCATGTATTCTTGGTATCTCTCAGAGTCTTCCAATATTTCAACCTCTAATGTATAATCAATTCCATCTAATTCTGGAATAAAATAACTAATTTGATCGTTTAATGATTCTTTAATTGATTCTGCTGATAATCTTGTTTCATGTAAATAATGAGATAGATCTGCTCCTAAATTAGGTTCACCGAAAACTTCACCCTTTTCGGTGAAAATTACCATTTCCCATTTTTGAATAACAACTCTTAATATATCATCTTCTATTAATTCAAAATCTCTAAAATTTGGATTTCCTTGATAGGAAGTATAAAAATCTATAAAATTATAATCAGCCATAAAGTATATATTAAAAATATATACTTCTAATTGAATAGGTTTCTAAACTTACCTATAATAGTCATTCCCAATATTATCGGATCTGTACTACTTTCAAGCAGTGGAGAATAATCTGATATTATGAAATTACAATCAAATAATTTTGTGGATAAATTAGGATTTTTCTCTATAACATATTCAACAAATGGCCTTCCCAATAGTTTTATCATTTGATCTATTTTTTCAGGGCCGAATGTATTCATTAAGAAGTGATATGTTTTATTATAATCTATTTTTTTATCAAAAATTGTATTATATAGTTCAATTTTAATCTTATTTGAAATATTACCAGTTATCTCACTATTACCTGTTTCTAAAAAATCTTGAATTTCTACTAAAATACTTCTAAAGTCTGGAAATTTTTTACTAACTATTCTAACCAAATCTTCTTTTGATATTTCCCTTTCTTCTTTTGGTAAGATTTCTTTTTGAATTCTCATAAAGATTTCTTTTTTCAAATATCTTTCTTCATCTAAACTCTGGCAATCAAAATTTATAGTTTTAATTCTTGATTTAAGACCTGATCCAATCTTCTCTATGTGATTTGTTGTTATAATAAATCTAACTCTATCATTATACTTTTCAATAAATGCTTTAAAAGCATCTTGAAAATTAGTAGAAACTCTTTCAAACTCATCTAAAAAGACATATTTAATGTCCGAATCTCCTTCAAACATTGGTTTTGTTTTACAGAATGTTGATATTTCATCTCTAAGAAAATCTATGGAAGTTTCTTCTGAGCAATTTACTTCCATGAAAGGTTTATCCTTAGAATATTTACCTATTAAAATTCTAGCCAAACTTGTTTTACCTGTTCCCCAGTGTCCATAAAATATATAATGTTGTGAAACTCCAGATTCAAACTGTTTTCTAATTCTAGGTAGTAGAATTATATCCTCTAGAGTTCTTGGTCTCCATTTTTCCCAAAGTATTAAAGATTTTACCGACATAACTATTTTAATTTAGTAATGAATATATGTTGTCATAGAAAGAAAGTTTATTTAATATATAATTTATGATAGGTAGTAAATTTAACTTTGAAGATATCTTTATGAGAGATTTAACTGTTGGAGTTTTATACACTTTAGAAGATAAAATTAAATGGAGAAATAGATTTTCTTCGGGTGATGTCTTCGTTAAAGTTCCTATATACTATTCCCTATCTGGAGATGAGAGATTTTTATTAGATTCATTTTCTGATGATATTGTTTCCGAAAATAGATATGTTGAATTAAATACAGATATGATACCAAGAGGTCATTTGACCTTAACTGGATTTAATATAAAATCTGATGAATTTGCTAATCCAAATGTTTGGTTAAAAATGGTTGTTGAAAATGAGTGGGAGATAAGAAAAGCTCTAACTCAGGTTAGGGCAATACCAATAACGGTTAATTATGATTTAGAAATATTAGTTTCATCTGAGATAGATACTTTTAAATGTTCTCAAGCTTTAATGGATACTATGTGGATATATAAATTTATATATTTTGAGCATAATTTCATGAATATAGATGCGGTCATTACTTTACCAGATAGCAATACAATTCAAATTAATAGAGAAAAGAATTTAACAAGTGATAATAAAATATCGGTTAAATTATCATTTTCGGTAGAAACATATTATCCAGCGTGGAGGTCTGATAATTTCTCAGATGTGGGTTATATAATTCAAAGTGGTGATGGTATGTCAGACATGAATGGTTATGAAGGTGATGGTGTTGTACCATGGTATATGAATAATCCAGGTGAGAATAATTATAGTGATGCTGATGCTGGTATAGGAATTTATCCAATTGGATTTCCATATCCACCTAAACCAGAACCTCCGGTTTCACCTAAACCATCAATAATTCCACCGTCACCGGTCCCTGAATGGCCTGTTTTATTGACACCAAAACCGACGCCTGAGGATCCGGTTACTCCTATTGTCCCAGTTAATCCAATTAACCCGGTTACTCCGGTTTCACCTGATCCTGTCCCACCAATACCTGTAACTCCTGAGGATCCGGATAATCCTACCATAGGTTGGCCACCACCATGGTGGCCGATGGATTCAAAACCATGGCCAGTATCTAGTTCTGGAACTTCCGGTACAATAGGGCCAAACGGCACAAATGGAACTAATGGAACTAACGGTACAAATGGAACTAACGGTACAAATGGAACTAACGGTACAAATGGAACTAACGGTACAAATGGAACTAACGGTACAAATGGAACTAATGGAAATAGTTCAACCTCAGGAACCTCAGGAACTTCGGGAGCAGAGGGAACGAGAGGAACTTCAACATTTACTGGAGAAAATGCTTCAAATATACCAAATAAGAAAACTGTTATTCCTAAACGATCAAAATGGTACGATAATATACTAAGAGCTCGTGAAGAATTTAGAAAAAGGTAAAAAAAGAAAAAAATGATATTTTTTACTTAATATATACAATTAGAATATAAAAAAATATGAAATAAACATGAAGAATCTAAAACTTGAATTATTTAATTTTAAGAAGAATTTAACTCTTGAGCAGGACGAAATCTCTTCTATAATTGAGGGTCATATGAATGCATGTAATGTTGCATCCGAAAAGACAATCATTACTTCTCTTAATGAGAAATTAAAAACATACACATATGATAAAGAAGTAAAATCTCTTTTAGAGAATTTAAATGATGATGTGAAACAATATGAGTTGTTATATGAATTAAAAAATTTATATAATGTTCTTAATACAAAAAATCAAGGAGAACTATACAGACAACCAATAAATGTACTTCTACAAACTATTAATTTAGAAGATGAACAAGATAGAATGTCTAAAGTTCTTAATGAGTTATCTGTTTATGATTGGGTACCTGAAATTAAATTATTTGTACACAATTTAACTAAATCACCAGAGAAAAAAACAAATCTTTTGAGTGGTGGAAAAGGTGAATCAATTTTTACATTAGTTGAATCTGTTGAAGATGGACATATCGCACTTGTTAAAGACTCTTGGTTTCTTTTAACTGAAAATTCTATTGAAAAAACATTACTTGAAAATAATATTAAAGATGAGCAAGATCTAAAAGTTTTAAGAACTTTAGAAACAGCTATGAAGTATGCAAGTATTACCGAAGATAGAATTAATTTTAGACTATCTGAATATTTAACTATTGGATTATCAGTTTCTAAAAACGGAAAACTTTTTATTAATGATGATGAGATGAATGAAGAAACTACATTAGAAAGTCTTTTCAACTCACCAATTGTTCCAATTGTGAATAAAAATTTCTATCCAATTTTGTTAGAAACTTCTAAAAACTTAGATAAATTTATGGAATTAGATGTTGTTAAAAGAGTTAACAACTTAATTAATCCTTATTTAGAGTGTTTTGCATTTAACTATAAAAATTCAACATTCTTATATAGATGTGATGAGAGATACGGTAATTCATTTTTTAAATATGATTCAGCAATTGAATTAGTTAATGAAGTAAGAAATGAATTAAACTATGACCTTACTTATTTCTATGAGAATAAACTTTCCAAAGAAATGGTTGTTAAAAGAAAATTAGAAGATAAAGAAAGAGAAATTTCTCTTAAATTGGAAGATGTTCAATTTAATATTGAAAAACTTAAAGGATCTATCAAAATGATTGGTGAGTCAGAAGTTTTAACAACAGCTTTAAATAATTTACAAAAAAGAGAGAATATCTTAAACTCAGAATTAGATGGAGTTAAAGAACTTAAATATAACGAAAGAGTTAAATTATAATTAAAATCACATAATTGAAAAATCCTCAGAGAAATCTGAGGATTTTTGTTTTTATTCTCTTTTTTTATTTAATATATATAGAAAAATTATTTTATATATTATGAGTGATGTAAATGGATATGGTGATGAATATGTACCTGGTGGGGGTGGATATACAATCGAAGAAATGGTAGATCTAGTACAAACAGAATTAACAATATCTTGTTCTCTTCCAAAAACTCTACCGGATGCTAGTGTTCGACAAATTATCGAGAATAGAGCTCTTCCTTGGTTCTATAGATGGTATCAATATTCAGTTCAAAAAATCTATTACCTAATTAGAAAAGAAGCTTTTTATACTGATGAATTTACAAAATTTAGATACGTTGAAGTTCCTTGTGATATTCAAAGTGTTACATGGTTATATGAAGTTAGAGATCAAAGTCTTTTTCAACTAGGTATAAATACACCTAACCTATCTGTTAACTTAGGGGTTACAAATCAACCATTCTTATCATCATATGTGACAACTATATCTGAACTAGGTGTTTATAAAACACTACTCGATAACATGAGTGATATGTTGAATCAAATGAATAAATATACTCTTAAACACCACTTTAACCAATTAAATCACAGAATACATATCTTAACAAATGTTAAATATGATGTTATAATGGAGGCTTATGCCAATATACCTAGAGAAAAATTGTTTATGGATGACCTTTTTTATAAATATTGTGTGGGTCAAGCTAAAGTTATGCTAGGTAATATGGTTGGAAGGTATGACTTCACACTTCCAGGTGGCGTGAAAATACAAGCCGCGGATCTTATTTCACAAGGAAAAGAAGAAATTAAAGAAGTGGAGGAGGAAATCAAAGGTCAGAGTAATTCAAGTTTCTTTATAATGGTGAAACGCTAGACGGAAAGGACAATTAATTTATATTAAAAAACCAGTCATTAGACTGGTTTTTTAATTAATAAAAAGAATATTTATCATCTTCTTTAACACAATAAATTGATATTGGTTCTAGTTTTATATTATTACCATCTTCTGTAACCATAAATCTAATTGTACCATCAATTATTTCTTGGTTTGAAATTTTAATAGAGGAATTGGTTAATTCTTTCAACTCATTATAAATTTCAAAGGTATTATCAATAGTTATAAAATTTTTATTACCATTTATTTTACCTAGGTTGCCATTTTCGAAATATGTTTTTTCGATTAATGATTTTAATAAATCGGAATTATCTA